CGCGCCGGCGGCGAGACTCATCATCATCGAACTCATATCGGCTTGCTGTTGCGGCATTTACTTATTCCCCAAAAAAAGAAAAAGGGAATCCAGAAAGAATTTCCAGATTCCCCTCCCCTTGGACCGGAACTGAAGGAGCAACAACAGGCCAGTCACGAAAACGCTGATTTATTCTCATGTCTCTTGTTTGGCACAATCTGCTAAATTCCGATTCCTGTCAAGCCTAAGCCGCCAAGGCCCCCTTCATTTTCGAAAGGGTGGCCGGAACATTGCTTGTTTCGGCCCCGGCAATGAGCCCCATTTCCCTTGCTTCGATCGCCGCTTTTATCTCTTCGTTGGGATTCTGGATACCCACCGCTTCCATAACTTTTCGCGGGTGCATCCAACCAAGCTGCGCGAACTGTTGGTACATCATCGCCCGCGTTGTCTTTGTCACCGCGAGGCTCGACCCTGGACTGACGCAGAAATTATAGTCGCGCCAAGCTTTTCTCATGTCCTCTTGTGACCGCGGATAACCCTTGTCGTCCTGCAAGATCGCCTTGCGTTGAAATTCGAACTGCTGCCAGCGCGCGTCAGGTCCGATAACGTGAATCAGCCGGTTGCTAGTGTAATACTGAAACACTCGCGAGATAAATTTCTGGCCGATCCTCGAGTAAAGTTCTTCGACCCGGCGCGAGGCGGTACGAACCGGAGTTTCAAGCGAGAGTTGCAGCCCTTCGATCGCTGGACCGGTCACAATGCTCGGAACATCCTTTTGCATCGGCGACTGTTGCGCGCCCAGGCGCTCGCGAATCCATCCCTTGACCGTCGCAACGAAATTAACTACGTCGACGGATAGCAGCGGCGGGCTGGTAAATTCAAAAGCCCGCCCAGGCGCCTTCTCGATAATTTGACCAATCTCGTTGGTGAGCTTATTGCGCTCCGCTGGCGACACCGCGCCGGTATCCATAATCAGCCGAGTGACCGCGTTCATGCAAGCGACCTTCGCATAAGCATCACCCAAACGATTGACCGTTTCCTGCATACGCTTGACGCCTTGCACCTCGTCAGGCCCCCAAGCGGATTCGACATCGAGCTTCCAGCTCATCATGTCGAGCGGCCAGCCACCGTCCCAATACGGATTATAAGTGTCTTCGAGGATTACATTACCAGCCCGGATTATCCGCCGGCCGCCAGGGAATGGGATGCCTTTGTCGCCGGCGTGCTTGGTCAGATTTTCGACCATCGGCACAACACCCAAGTCCTCGATCGAAGCGCGGCGGTCCTGAATAAAATATTCCTGAATAATCGCCTTGGGGATTGCGCTCCGCTTCTCAGGCTCCTTGCCCCGCGCCAATCTCGAAAAGGCGCTGCGAATCTTCGCGCCCGTACCGACTTCACCCTTGGTATCATACCCGGATATTTTTTCGCTAGGTTTTACCAATGCGCCGCGGCCAGGGTACTCTGAACGAATCACGTCCAACGGAATAAAATCTTCCATGAACATATATTCGCCCGCGCCGGCATCTTCGGCCGCACAAACCGAAATATCGACGCCACAGCTCCGGGGATCTTTGATTACAACATCGACATCGCCGTTGCCATTCGACAGGCTGGGATTGTAGGGAGTACCGACAAACGCGACACCGGAGAGGATACCGAACAATGCCAAGCGCTCGGTTTTATATTCGAGGCGACTCTTGTCCCAGATGCTTGAACAGACTTTGGTCAGGAGTTCGGCGGATTTACCAAGACCATCGATAACTGGCAAGACGACAATTTCGGGTTTGGATTCGGAGAGTTTGCCTATCTTATCTTCGATCGCTGCCGCAATCGTGTTGTCCATGAATACCGGTTGAGTTTTCCCCTTCCAGGTATTACCCCGAAAAATTTCTATGTTTTCCGAGAAGCGCTTATCAAGACTATCTTTCGCGGAGGTGCCTTCTTCGTGGATTCTATCGAGGAACTTGATTAAATCTTCTTCGCTACCGTAGGGGATCGCCATAAGATTCTACATCCTCCACCACAACAGGCAAGGCGCGCTTGGCCGCCAGTTCCGCCTGACTTCCGCATTTGTTAGAGCAAAAACGCTGCCCTTGAGCAATGGGCTCATAGGGCTTATCACAAAACTCGCAGATCATTTCGCCCATGTCGCGAATACCGTAGGCTTGCCAATCCGGGTCCAGAATAAGAGTCTGCGCGCAACTGTTCTCAGCATTGCGCCGGTACTGCGCCCAGAGCGCTTGCCACAACGGCACGGAGTTCATCGTGGCAATCTCTCGGAACCATTCCCGCTCGCTCGGCGGTAGGACGTGGAGCATCGCTTCGACAAAGACATCCATTTCCTTGGTCTCGAAGTTGTGGCCGGATGTTACCGCCGCGGCAATTACTGCTACGGCATCGTGAAGTATGTCCTTGAATTCAACTCCAGGTACAGAAACCATCCCAGATTGAAGCAACTCATCGCGAAGATTGTCTTTAACCGCAGCGTCGATCATTTCCAACTTGGTTTCGATTAAATCAATTGCCATAATTAATTCCATCCACTCGTATCGACCATCAATCCAACTTCCTTGACCGGATTCAATCCCTCGCTGTCATAGGTCGAAGGGTCCATCGTGTTTACTGTTTCTTTCTTAGTCTCGGTCACGGAGTTCTTGTAAAAGCGGTCAAGGTTCTCGTCCTCTGAGGTTTGGACCGCGATCAGGAACGCCATCACTAGGTCGTCGAATCCGCTGGCAGCATGGTAGGTTATAATACCCGTCGGCGTCAAGTCCTTAACAAAATTGCAGAGTTCGTCCCATAATCTTTGGCTGTGCACTATGGTCTGACGGTAATACAACTTTTCACGAAGACAGTTCACCAAGACATTCTTAGACTGTGTGCTTGTTTGCCATCCGAGAGTCTTGGTAAACGTCATGGCGATGCCATCGCGCTTGCGCCACACGTAAATATTCGAATAGCGCTCGCGAAGTCTCTCCAGTGTGCTCATGCCAAAGGTGTTTAGCTCCGGCGCCACTTGAGCGTTGTTGTAATATCCCCCAACAGCAGCCAGTACATCGCCGAAGGCTCGCGGAAGGATATGCCCTCTCCACTCGGCGCACTGCTCGAGGACTCCGCGCTCGACAACTTCGATGGTTGAATAATCACCGGCTCGCTCACCGCCATCTCCGCCGTCGGTAGCGGAACCGTCGCCTCCGGCGACATCGGCCCCAATGTCATAAACGCCGTCCTTCCTCGGTCGCTTCCAAACCCAGAGATCGCCTTGCGGATCTTGATAAAGCTTCCCATCGGCAACTTTAAATCGAACCACAGGCGGACGGACCTCGGTAAGCATATCCTTCAATCTGCCGCGGGGAAAAGCCGCAGCGTCCTTAGTAATCCAGCCCTCTTTGAAATCCGTCGGATAACTCATGTGAAAAAGATCAACGTCGCCGCTGTATTCGTCTATCTTGCTGCGCCGCCATTTTAGATTCTCAATCGTAAGTCCCAATTTCTTGTGCAGATATTTTTCATTAGGATAGTCCGACCGGCCATCAAGCCGAAACTTCTCGCCCTTATCAAGTTGAATCTCATACTCATCTTGCCACCACCACGGCAGGAACAAATACCGGTACTCCCCGTCACCGCGCATCGCGCGCTCGCACTGCTCGTGAAAGTAATCCGCGCCGCCACCGAAGTGCGCCGTAGATTCGATAATGCGAATCGTTCCAGGCGCATCACTGCACGCCGGAAACAAACTTTCCGTCAACGGCGCTGCCGATGGATAGCGGCATATCTCGGATAAGTGAAGACAGTGCAGAGTCCCGCCAACGCCGAGGTTGATTTCTTTGGCCTGACCACAGAGCAAATTGCTCGTCACGCCGGAAGCATCGCGATCACTGGGATCGGCACCAAGAACCAATTCCAAGTTTTTGGTGAAATACAACCGCGGCGGCCTAATGTCCCGACTCATATTCCGATAAAACAGGTCGGTCATGTTGAAAATTTTGCCGGCGGTCACTTTGTCCTGAGCGACAACAAAGGAGTTAACCCCGGAGAACAGCGCGGTTTTGTGAAAGACAATCGCCGCAGCGAACGTCGACCCACCAAGCTGCCGGCCTTTGAACCAGAGCTGGCGAATCTTGCCCTGCTCCTTGAGTTGCTTTTCTATACTACGAAGAATCGGAGCTTGCGCACGACTTGGGACGAGATGAGAAAGACCGATCTCTTTGGTTTTGATTTTTAGTTCGTTGCGGAAGAACAGTTCTTGATTATCGCGGTAGAGAAGGATCTTCGCCGAGGACTGCGCATTGGCGCCGAGGGATTCGAAGCTGTTATCTGGCATCGGTGCCACAATCCGGACCACAGCTAATATCTTCTAGGCGATTATCCCCTAAGTAATCTACAGGCAGTTCGTCCAAAAATATCCTGGTGTTCTTGTAGCGTGTCAACCGTGCGCCGATCTCTCGGCTTTGCTCGGCTCGGCGTTTAAATACTTTTGGGTAATCAGAGCGGATCATATTCCAATATTTAGCCGATGTGGCCTTGACGCAGCCAATGCAGTTGTTGTTCTTGTAGCCCTGCAAATAGAGCGTGGGCAGTACGATTCTTGCCTGTTGTAGAACCTTGTAGCAGTCGGCCTTCGTAATATTGCCGTCCAGCAACGGCCAGTCAAGCGTTAATTCTGGGTTACGCTGAACGAACTCAATTATTCTTTTCTTCTCGTCGGCAGTGAATCCGAAGACGTTTATGTCATCGACGCGCTGAAAATTAAAACGCGGCTTTTTCTTTAGCTCTACCGTACACGGAGCACCGTGCGGGCCAGACATAAACTTGCGAGCGTCAAATACCTGCTCAATGGTGGTGACATCGGGCGACTTGATTACAACGATCTCCTGGCCTAGCCAAGATTGAATGTCATAAAAAAATCGCTGGTTATCTGGGTGCTCATTAGGCATGGTGTCGCAGTAGACAACTGTAACATCGCCGTACTTCTTGATGGCCTCCTTGGCTGCAACCGCCGATGCTGCGCCGCAGGAGAACCATGCAACTATTCTTTCAGGCATCTAGCTCCGCCCGTCAATATCATCATCCCATTCCTGCTGTATCTCGACCTTGGTCCTATCCACTTCATCCCCGGACTTGGGATCGGTAAAAATTGGGTAAGGTGGGTACAAACTCGCCAGCTTGCGAATCTGATTCAGGAGTTTTCGCGCCTTGTCGAGAAAGACAAGCATCACGGCGATGGTAATCATCAGGCCACCGTAAACACCTATCAGCGCGGCAACTAGGGCGATGTCTTTCATCTTTTAGTCTTCATTTTTCGCTTCATCATCATTTTGCGATCGGCCTTCATTTCCGCTTTCTTCGTTGCCGACGACTCCTTGCCCTCGTGTTTCTTTCCTTCGCCTTTGTCTTTCATTACCTACCTCTCTTTCTTTCATTTTCTCCGCTTCAACCTCGATCTCTTTCGGCTTTTCATAGTTCTCTATTCCCGACAGAACCGCAAGCTGCTCCGGGGAGAGATTCATCTTCGCCAATTGCTCTGGGGTAATGTTTCGCGGCCCCGAGGGCGCCGGCTTTTGATTTCTGGCCGCGGCGCCGGCCGCCATGATTCGGATAAACATCGT